CAGTACCGAAACTACTCGGTTCAACAATCGAATCATGTGCTGGCCAAAGAAGAGGAAGCTTTGGCTTCGAAAGAAGCGCAGATCGATGATGTGTACAAGAAGGCAGTTGAGTCAGGCGACAGTGACTTGATTACCAAGGCGGCAAAGCTTCAGAGCGACATCTCGATTCAAAAAGAAAAACTCCGCGTTGCAAAGGCCAGGCAGCAGTCAGCGATCCAAGAAGTTCAGGACACTGAAAATTACAACCAAATGTCGGCGCAGCAAGGTCAGTACCAGGAGGTCCAGCAGCAAGAGGTAAAGCCAACCGAGGACGCCCTCGATTGGCACAAGCGTAACCCCTGGTATGCCAATACTGAAAATGAAAATGACATGAAGGCGACGGAATACGCCTATTTCGTCCACTACAACCTGGCAAACGAAGGTTACGACGTTGGCTCAGAAGAGTATTATCAAGAATTGGACAGCCGTGTAGGTACGGCGTATCCTCACACGAGATCCGCTGATGGTGGATCTCAGACCGTTGAAACCGGAAGTCAACCCGCTGTGCAAAGAGTTGCTTCTGCCCCCACCGGGGGTCGGTCGAAAACACAAGGCAAAAAGAACGGCGTAAGCTTTTCAAAGTCTGAACTGGAGCGTCTTCGAGGCTTGAAGCCCCATAACATGTCTGAACAGGCATGGTTGGAGCGGGTAGCCAAAGAGAAGCAGAAAATTGCATCAAGAGAGGCAAGATAAAATGGCAGAAGCAAAAGCAAGCGCACGTTCATCTCGTGATTCGCAGTCACACGATAATCAGACTCGCATAAAACCATGGATACCTGTTCGATCATTGGAAGCTCCCCCGCCACCACCAGGCTACACCTATCGGTGGATCAGGGAGTCAATGCTGGGCCAAGAAGATAGAGCGAATGTCTCGCGCCGTATTCGTGAGGGATGGGAACTCGTTAGAGGAACCGACCTTCCAGAAGAATGGCGATCTCTACCCACGCTGGACAATGGCCGACACGAAGGCGTGGTTTACATGGAAGGGTTGCTATTAGCGAAGATCCCGAACGAAACGGTTGAACAGCGCCGAGCCTATTACAAAGCGAAGAGCCAGGAAGCCACTGATGCGTTGGACAATACTATGTTCAATGAAACTCGTGGTGATAGCCGTTACGTGAAATATGATCCTCAGCGCGATAGCAACGTCACTTTTGGACGACGATAGAGGTAATCTCAAATGGCGAATAAAGACGCTGCATTTGGAATGAAGCCGGTCAGAATGATCGGTGGCGCACCTTACTCGGGTGGCTCAAGTCGATATCGTATTGCTGCGAATTATGGAACCTCCATTTTTCAAGGCGATATGGTCGCTCAAGTCACCGGAGGAACGGTGGAAGTTCACGCTGACGGAGGCACTGTGCCGATAGTCGGTGTTTTCAACGGTTGTCAATACACTGATCCGACATCGGGCGAGCAGGTGTACAGCAACTACTACCCTGCAAGCACCAACGCTTCAGACATCATTGCGTTCATCATCGATGATCCGAATGTTGTCTACGAAGTTCAGGCTGACGACACGTTCCCTGTTGCCGATCTTTTCGGCAATTTCGACATTGTCTATACCAGCTCGGGCAGCACTCAGACCGGAATTTCTGGCGCTGAGCTTGATGTCACCACTGGTGCAACCACCACGAACTTGCCTATCAAAGCGATAGACATTTCGCAAGATCCGAATAATTCGGACGTAGGGGCTGCGAACACTAACGTGCTCGTGGTAATCCAAAACTCAATCTTCGGCGTCAAGGGCGCTGGCTTAGCTTAACAGGAGGCTAGACAATGGCTATTTCAAGAGCACAACTAGCTAAAGAGCTAGAACCGGGTTTGAATTCGCTTTTTGGCATGTCTTACGACAGTTTCGACCGCGAATTCGAAGAAATCTTCGCCATCGAAGACTCACAACGAGCTTTCGAGGAGGAGGTTCTGGTCACGGGTTTTAGTGGGGCACCCACAAAAACTGAAGGTCAGGGCGTACAATTTGATAACGCCTCTGAGTCTTACACTGCTCGCTACACGCACGATACCGTTGCGTTGGCATTCGCGCTTGATAATATCCGTGGGCGCGCTGCGTAGGAATACGCAGGACATAAGATGGTGAATTCAGGGGACATCTCACAGAGACAATCCTGAGCCAAGCCTCGAAAGAGGAAGGTGCAACGACTATCCCGAAAGGGAGTACACTCAAGCGAGTGGAAGCGCCATCCAACCAGAACGGTTGAAGATATAGTCTGATCTGCATGGTGACATGCAGCAGTCCTGGAAACGGGACGGGATCGAAAGTAGCGAATCGATCTGAACAAGTGGACGGATGAAGCAGTAGAGGACAACCTGTACGACAGCTTGGGCAAGCGTTATGTGAAGGCTTTGGCCCGCTCTATGGCGAACACCAAAGAGGTAAAAGGCGCTGACGTTCTCAACAACGCATTTGACACCAACTTTACTGGTGGCGATGGCGTGACGTTGATCAACACGGCACACCCTCTAGCGGGTGGCGGCACTGCTGCAAACCGTGCGACATCGATGGCCGACCTGAACGAAACGTCTCTGGAAGACGCGCTGATCGACATCAGCACGTTCACCGACGACAAAGGTCTGACCATTTCAGTGCAAGCAACCAAGCTGGTTGTTCCGCCTCAGTTGGTATTCGTTGCTGACCGTATCCTGAACTCAACTTTGCGTTCCGGTACTGCAGACAACGACATCAATGCCGTGCGTAACACTGGCGTACTGCCAGGCGGCTACACGGTCAATCACTATCTGACTGACCCTGATGCCTTCTTCCTGCTGACTAGCGTTACTGACGCTGGCGAAGGCTTGAAGATGTTCCAACGCACCCCGATGGAAACGAGCATGGAGCCTGACTTCACGACTGGTAACATCCGTTACAAGGCTCGTGAGCGTTACAGCTTCGGCTTTAGCGACTGGCGCGGCATCTACGGCTCACAAGGCGCGTAGATACCAAGCAAAAGAAAGGGGGCATAAGCCCCCTTTTTTTGTGCCATTTTTTTGTTACTGAGGCGTGTATGTGATTTGCTGAACTGAGGCGCGAACCCCCTCCCCGTGATCCATCTCCAATCTCTATAACTCCTGCTGTTCCCTAATTTCCTTGTTGGCTTTCTCTAAGATGTCAGCCTCCGACAACCCCAGCTTCTCGAAAGGGTCTATGTGTTCAATGAACGTATCTTCAATGACATCACCATCGTCGTCTTCTGAAACCTCTCTCACCTCAATCGTTACGCTAGGCTCAAAGTCTGATTCAATACTGAACTGCACTGGCTTCAGGCAGTAAGGGTTGGCGTACTCAAGTGCAGAGTCAAGATCATTAAAAACCTCTGTGAAATATTGATACTGCTGGTTGTAAATGTTGGTTGTGATAACGATAAACTCTTCTTTCCTAGTAACCATTCTGGTCTTCCTTTTCTCCTCCGGGCCGCTTACGCGGCCTCCGATCTTGCTTCTTTCTCCCGCCGAGTTCGGCCAATTAGTCGGAACGCCATCAACCCATCCTCTTTCGAGGCCAACCGGGAGTCCTCATCAGGGCCGGCCCAACTCATTCTGTCAAAGTGCTCCATCGCCGCTGAAGCCAGTACCTTGACTGAGTCAAGCTGTTCGTCGGTCAAGTTGCTTAGATCCATGTCGCCAAAATTTTTGATGTCGTTACCCATTTCGATCTCCTTTGTTGTGGCCCTAATTATACAGATCCCGTGTCGATGTGCAACTATTTACACACATAAAGGTGGAAATAATTTAACTTTTTTTTGGTGGGCTGTTGGCATAAACTGAAAGCCTGAGATTAAATCAGCCCCAGCGACTGGCTCAGCAGACGTTACGAAGACTCTGGGGCGAATCCTTTCGTAAGAGGTATATCCTAATGTCGCAGACAACATTTTCTGGCCCAGTTAAATCTCTGGGTGGCTTCATCACTGCCGGCGTAAACAGCAGCGTCAGTCTTTCAGCAGACACCACGCTGACTGTCGCGGCTCATGCGGGCAAGATCATTCTGCTGAACGATGCAGACGGCAAATTTACTCTGCCATCCATTAAGTCCAGCACGCCTTCTGACCCCACGTCGCCTGACCAAGACAACAACATCGGCGCGTCTTTTTTCTTCTACGTTGAAACTGCAGCGACTGACCTGGACATCTTGACCGATGGCACTGACAAATTTAAAGGTGCAGCGATGGTCGCTGTAGATGATGGCTCGAAAAAGGCTTTTTTCCCGGCAGCAACCAACGACGTGATGACGCTGAACGGCTCCACCAAAGGCGGTTTGGTCGGCAGCGTAGTGCAAGTGACAGCTATTGACGCTGCAACTTACCTCGTTCACAACACGCTGTTGCTTGGCTCAGGAACGATTGTTACGCCTTTCGCTGACGCTTAATCCACTAAATAGGAGATAGGCATGGCAGATGCAGTAACCAGCCAAACGATCCAGGACGGCGAGCGCAAAGCCGTCCTCAAATTCACTAATATCAGCGATGGTAGCGGTGAGTCTGCTGTTACGAAGATTGATGTCAGCTCGATGGCCGCGAACAGCGCAGGCAAGTCTTGCAGCGAGGTGGCTGTCTCCAAAATTTGGTGGCAATGCGTCGGCATGGGTGTTGAATTGCTCAACGACGCAACTTCGGACACGTTAATCATCGGGCTTTCCCCGGACTCAAACGGGTATCACGATTATTCAGATTTCTCTGGAATCCCAAATGATGCCGGCTCAGGAAAGACTGGGGATGTGAAGTTTACGACGATTGGTGCAAGCAGCGGCGACACCTACACGGTGATCGTCGAGGTGCTGAAGACCTACGCCTGATGGCTGACACGAGCGACGTTAAACGTACTAAGTCTGGGAGACTCGTCTACCGTGGCGAGTCTTTCCCTGGCTACAACCAGCAGAAAAGAACCCCTGGCGAGAACAAGAAGTTTGCGGTTCTAGCCAAAAAAGGTGATCAGGTAAAAATTGTGCGTTACGGCGACCCGAATATGGAAATTAAACGCGACAACCCGGAGCGCAGGCGGAACTTTCGCGCTCGCCATAATTGCGACGCGGTGCAAAAGAAAAAAGACGTATTCGCAGCGTCCTACTGGTCGTGCAAGAATTGGTGAGGTAAATCATGGGCGGTGGAGACGGAGACGCTGACGGCTTAAATCCAGATGGCGGTGCCATCCCGAATATGACTGTCACTGCGCCAAGGATTGGCGTTGGAGGCGGCGATGTCATCCCGAATATGACTGTCACTGCGCCAAGGATTAGCGCTGCTGGCGGTACCTTTATCGACCCCGCCAACTTCAGTTTTGAGCCGGGTTCGTTTGCAACTGCAATCGATTTCGATATCCCAATGCCAGAAATTTACGGGCTGGAGGACATCGAAGAGCTGAAAGCGGAAATCAGAGAGAAACTCAAAGAGGATCTTGAATCTGAGGACCGGCTCGGAACGGCTGATGCTACCCGCGCTCCAGCGGCCAAGTTTCTCACAGAAACCGTTTCCAACAACCCGCTGGCGCAGGCCCTCAAGTTGATAGCGGGCAAAGACAGAGTTGAAAGAGGCATTGCGTCTTTTTCTGACTTCGTAACGCCAGGGACTGAGAGCGCGGCTGGTCGAGCTTTCAACCAAGCATTTAGTCTCGGTCAACCCCTTATGAGGGGGATTCGAACCCTTGGGACTCTCGCAGGGTTCGCTTATAACCCTACTATGGCAGCCAAATCGATGGCGCAAAACTATGCGTTGACTAGGGGTATTTCTGAGGTCGGCGCTAGACTCGATCAGTCTCAAAACGCTTTTTTGCGTAATGTTGGCAGCGTTTTCCCCCGCCTAACAGGAAACATCTGGAGGGATCTGGGGTTTTACGCGAACGGAGGAGAGGTATCTCCGTCTCAAGATCTGCTGTCTGCGCAAGAAGAATATTCTCAAGCAACGTCGCCATACGCATCTCTGCAAGACTACTTGATGAATCGCCCGGTTTACGACCGGGGCGAAAGAGAGGCTCCGCAACCGTTCAGCATGAGGACGTTGGCCGCTCCCATGCCGCAGGACGAAGACATGGCGGCTCGGCGCTTCGAAAAGATAATCGAAGATCAGCGGGCCGCGAACGAAGCTTCCCAGGCCGAAAGGCAAGCAGAAATAAACGCCCTTCGGGACTTGCTGCGTGAGGAGCTTGCTTCATCAGAACAGGCGGCGCTTGCCGAAAGGTCAGACTTGAGCAAAGCGCTGGAGCAACGCATTGTAGAGTTGCAGCGCGGGGTGGACGAGGAAACACTTGATTTGCGCAGGGCCGGATTGGACGAACGCGCTGAGCTTGCTCGTCAAATCGAGGAGGGCGATAGAATCGTTCGAGAGGCTCAACAAGCGGCGATAGGCGACCTAAGCGACCGGCAAGGCTCGCTGATTGGAGATCTTAAAGACCGTCTAGCATCTTTGTCTGGAGACTTAGCAGAGATTGATGCGGCTATCGATCAGAACTACACACAACTTGATGATCGTCAGAAAACCTACGCCGACGCGACTCAAGACGAAATCAGTGAGCTTAATCAGCAGCTAGAAAGTCTGTACCAGAATGTCGATTCTGGCATGGCGTCTTATTCGGATGACATTCGAAGCGACACTGCGGATTTGGTGTCCGGCTTAGAATCGAGAATTGACGCTCTGTCAGAAAATTTGGGAGCGTTGCCAATCGCCGCGATTCAAGCTGAAATAGCTGCGGTCAATGACCAGACCGCCACATTCCAGCAAGCGATAGACGCTGCGGCAACCGAAAGATCTGATCTTGCTGCACAACTTCAGGCACTGTCGTCCGCTGGCTTAACTCAAGAGGATTTGAGCAGCCTGACGCAAACGATAGCTGGTCAGCGTCAGCAAGAAATCGGTTCGGCAATCGATCCGATACAAGCTCAAATTGAGGCGCTTAGGGGCCAGATTCCTGGAGAGGTAGACGTTGAGGCTTTGCGCCGGCAAATCACCGAAGATGTCATGGCGCAAATGGCGAACCAGCAACCGGCAAGCCCAGCGCCGGCAAGCCCAGCGCCCACCGGTTCGGCTCCAACTGACGGTTCCTCCACCGACCCCGCCGGGTCGATTGACCCCTACTACGGGGAGGGTGAAATCTACAGCACTTCTGCAGCCCCATACCCAGTCGCTGTGCCAGCATCTGGAGCGGGACAAGGCCAAGCCGCTTCAACGAACGCAACTTTGCCGCCTGGAGTCGAGGAAGGCGGTCGCTATTACACCGACCCGGTCACGGGAAATCCGATGTATCAGCCACCGATGCCAAGTTATCCCCCCGGCACTTCTGGCGTTCAAGTGATGCCCACACCGATTGATTTGACGACTGGCCAGCCCAGAGGTTTTTTCTTACCAGGCGCATCGGGAAGCAATCCGGTCGCACCCAACAGGCGTAAGCCGGTTCCCGTCGGGCCACCGACACGAATTCCTGATTATATTCGGAGGGCTTGATAATGGCAGCCAGCGATATCCCAAAAAACGTAGCTAACCCATCGCTATACCGGAAGGCGAAAGCAAAAGCGAAAGCCAAGTTTGATGTTTACCCTAGCGCCTATGCTAATGGCTGGATGGTCCAAGAATACAAACGCATGGGCGGCAAGTACGAAGGCGCTCAGGGAGGCGAAGTGACGCTCGACCCCAAGAAAAGCGATCTAAATAAAGACGGCAAGCTCAGCCGGTACGAGCGCAAGCGAGGCACCGCAATTGCTAAGAGCATGGCAAAAAAAATGAACATGGGCGGAGCCGTCATGGTGCAGAGTCGTGGCTGCGGCGCGATCATGCCAAGCAAGCAAAAAAAGACGCGAGTACCTCGTGGCTAAGCCAAGGGGAGGACTCAAAAAGTGGTTCGGGAAGGGCAAAGGTGGCAACTGGGTTGACATCTCAGCGCCCAAAAAAGGCGGCGGCTTTGAAAAGTGTGGTCGCAAGAGCGCAAAAGATTCGGATCGCGGCTACCCCAAATGCGTGCCCGCAGACAAAGCTGCAACAATGAGTAAAAAACAGATCGCTTCAGCGGTTCGCCGAAAGCGGTCGAAAAAACAGGGCGTCGGTGGGAAGCCAACTAACGTCGCAACTTTTGCCAAAAACGGAGGCACGATTATGAAAAGCAAGATGGGCACCAAAGGCGGGGCCATGGGCGGCAAGAAGAAAATGATGCCCGGCGGCATGAAAAAAGGTGGCTCAGCCAATAAAGCCAAGGGCATGGCCAAAGGCGGCGCGATGAAGACTAAGGGCTACGCGAAGGGCGGGGCCATGAAGACTAAGGGCTACGCTAGGGGTGGAGCAGCAGGCGGGATGAGAAAGCCTTCAAACAAAAATAGCGGGCTTTATGGCCGGAGGTAATGTCTTACCTCCAAAGCAATATCCCGCACTTTAAGTGCTGGGTTCGAAGGGAATACACGCACAACCATGAAAAATATCATGGCGAGTTTCTCCATGCGATGGCCATCGCTGTCACAACAATGCCGACTCGCTGCCTGTCATTTCAGCTCATTTTCACAGGGGCTGAAACGTATGAGGATGATGCGGAGCCAAACGTACACGGCGGCGCTATGTGGGCTAGGATGCCTATTACAGCGCTTGTGGGAGACACCCCCCTTGAAGATTGGCCGACGCCTATGCCGGTATGGGCTGCTCAGCCTTGGGATTGCTCTTCTTATCATCATTCTGTTTATGTACTTGATCGTTGTACTCCTTGTCCTTGGCTGGCGAAGATTGATGGAGATTTATACCCGGCAAAATACCTATTCACTGTGGACTATGCGGAGAATGAGATAGCGGATGATCCAGCTCAGCATAAGCAGTCTCATGTCTTAGAGTTGCTGGATGCTGGTGAGTGGACTGGGAATATCGTGGCTTTGCCGAACAACAGAGTAAGAGTGACTCATCCCGCCTGGTTTGAGGCGGGCGAAGGTGCGCCAGATTTCAAGCCCTCTCAGCATATCCATTATTCAAAATCTGATTTAGACTATACGTTGGATGTAAACCAGGTCTTCGACAACCTCTACGCGGAAGAGAAAAATGGCGGTAAGCGGAAGTAAAGATTTCGAATTGGATGTGGCCGATTACGTCGAAGAGGCGTTCGAGCGCTGCGGACTCGAACTTCGTACTGGCTATGACCTGAAGACAGCCAACAGATCGCTGAACTTGATGCTCGCAGAGTGGGCAAACCGTGGCTTGAACCAGTGGACGATCAACCAAAAAAGTTTGGCAATGGTCAAAGACACGACTTCTTACACCATTGACACAACGAATTCGACAGCGACCATCGACGTGCTCGATGTTTTTATCCGAGAAACAATTGGCGGCGTGGCGACCGACGTTCCGCTTTCGCGGATGTCAAGATCCGAGTACGCCAACATGTCAACGAAGGCGACGACGGGCAAGCCTAACCAATATTTTGTGGACAAGCAGATTAGCCCGACCGTCACGGTGTGGCCTGCCCCGGACAAAACCTCAAAATACGACTTGTATTTGAACGTGCTCAGCCGAATCGATGATGCGGATGTTGGAGCTAACACGTTGCAAGTGCCCTTTCGATTTTACCCGTGCCTGGCCGCTGGCCTGGCTTACTACCTCGCGCTAAAAAAAGCGCCAGAGCGGGTGCAAATGCTGAAAGCGTACTACGAAGAAGAATTTGAACGCGCTCTGAGCCAGGACGAGGACAGGGCTTCTTTCAGGGTTGCCCCGGATCTTCGCGGCTACAACATCGCCTGATGGCTTACGCATCCAACAAACGCGCTTATGGGATCTGTGACATCACGGGGTTTCGCTATCGCCTCAAAGATATGAAGATGACCTGGGACGGGCTGCTGGTCGGCCCAGATCAGTGGTCACCAAAGCATCCCCAGCTTATGCCAAAGCCAACGCCGGTCGATCCGCAGGCGTTGCAAATCACCAGACCTGATCAGGCTGCTGATGGCAATGACAACACCGTCTTTACGATGTACACGAATGTCGGAGATGGTAAATTGGGCACAACTTTGCAAACTTTTGGAATTACGTGTAGTGTTGGAACTGTGGAGGTAACAACGTCATGAGCTTCACACTGGCAACGCTAAAATCGACCGTGCAAGATTATTTGCAGGTCAACGAGACCACGTTTAACAACAACCTTGATACTTTTATCAAGGAGGCTGAGAGCCGCATATTTAAGCTGGTTCAGCTTCCCGAGCAACGAAAAAATGTTCAGGGCACGTTGACGGCAAGCAATCGATTTTTGGCGACACCAAGCGACTTTTTTGCGCCGTTCTCCTTGGCCGTGATTGACAGCAGTAACAAGTACCACTATCTGGACTTCAAACATCCATCGTTCATTAAAGAGTACAGCCCCATCACTACAACGACTGGCAGGCCAAAATATTACTCTCAGTTCGATGAGGCAGCATTTGAGCTGTCGCCTGTGCCAGATGCTGGTTACACCGCAGAGTTGCACTACCTGGCCAAGCCGGCGTCTTTGACCGCTGGCTCTGATTCGGGAACGACACTGCTTTCAACGGATCATCCTGATCCTTTGCTTTATGGCACCTTGGTAGAGGCTGCCGTGTTCTTGAAAGAAGCTCCTGACGTTATAGCCAATTTCGAGGCTCGTTTCATGGAGGGCGTTGCTCGGATGAAGAATCTGAGCGAAGGCCGTGGAACCCGAGACGAGTATCGATATGACTTACTGCGTACAGGGGTGACTTAATTGGACAAAATCCAAGAACTTGAAGGCAAAAAAATAGCGATAATCGGTTTGGGAGCCTCTCAGATCGACTATGTCATCGGCAAGGAAAACAGCGTCGAGTGGGATGAGGTTTGGGTCATAAACTCGGCCTTGTCGGTTTTCGACTGTGATCGCGTTTTTATGCTCGACCCTGCCAGTCGATTTTTGGATACCGATGATGCAGGAAATCAAACCGATGTGATGCGAAAGCTGCTGCCCACGTTTGACAAGCCGATTTACACCTGCCAGCTCGATGAGCGCGTACCTGCGCTGGTTGAGTATCCGCTAGAAGAGGTGATCAAGGATCAACGGTGCGCTTACATGAACACTACGGTGTCTTATGCCCTGGCGTTCGCGGCATGGAATAAGGTAGGCGAGGTCGATCTGTTTGGCATGGACTTCAGCTACAAAAACAACCTGCACTTTGCGGAAGCTGGTCGGGCCTGCCTTGAGTTTTGGATCTGCAAAATGATCGCCACTGGCATAAAGGTTGGGGTAAGCCCGAGATCTTCTTTACTCGATCAGAACGTGCCGATTGAGGAAAGGTTGTATGGTTACCACCGCCTACCGAATCCGAAAATAGCAATGCCGAATCCAGCAGGAGAATGGGTAGTCTGCAACCGTTCAGAGTTGGCGCAGATGGTCAAAAAACACAATTTGGAGACGGTTGAACTGCCATCGTCTCCCGAGCCATATAAGGGGTAACCGATGCCTGGGGACAAATTTGAGCTTGGCCAGATCATGGTTTCCACGACCGAAAATCGTGGGCACGACGTGGAATTCTGGGCAAAACAGACGACAAAAAAGATTTTGGGGATCTCAGAGGAAGCTGAGCCGCATATTCGGTTGCAAGCTGAGGCTTTTCGCAACCAAGTTTATACTCTAATATTGCTTGGAATGAAGAACGCCATCGCTTCTGACCGGGTGACGATTCGTGGTTTACTCGCATCACAAGGGCATGAAGATATGGCAAAGATAATCAAGGAGCTATAGATGGCCATCACCTCTGCAATTCCCACCAGCTTCAAGCAAGAGCTTTTAGTTGGCACGCACAACTTTACGGCGAGCAGCGGCAATGCCTTTAAGCTTGCTCTGTACACGTCCAGTGCGACGCTAGGCGCTGCTACGACCGCGTTCACGACGACTGGCCAAGCCAGCGGCACGAATTATACCTCGGGTGGGAATACGGTTACGTCCGTAACTCCAACGACTTCTGGAACCACTGCGGTGTGCGACTTTGCAGATCTGACGTTTGGAACGGCTACGGTCACGGCTCGCGGTTGTATGATCTACAACGACACGCAGAGCGACAAGGCGTGCGCGGTTATCGATTTCGGTGGCGACAAAACCAGCACGGCTGGGGATTTCACCATCGTCTTTCCAAGCCCAACGGCGACTGGCGCGATCATACGGCTGGCGTGATGGCTGATGCCTTTACAAACACTAGAATTTCAACCTGGTATCGATAAGGAAGGCACCGATTATTCGGCTAAGGGCGGATGGGTCGATGGCAACTTGGTTCGATTCCGAAAGGGGCGAGTCGAAAAAATAGGCGGCTGGAAAAAGCTGGGGTCAAATTACTTCCTTGGCACTGGCCGCGCTCTGCACTCGTGGATCAGTTTGGGGGGTCAGCGCTATTTGGGCGTTGGCACGACGCTCAAATATTACGTTGAAGATGGCGATAGCTATTTTGACATCACCCCGATTCGTCTAACGACATCTGCGGGTGATGTCACTTTTTCTGCAACGGACGGCTCCTCCACAATCACTGTGACTGACACTGCTCACGGCGCAGTCAATAATGATTTCGTAACCTTTAGCGGAGCAGCTACGCTCGGCGGGAATGTCACGGCGGCGGTTTTGAACCAGGAATATCAAATTTCTCTGGTCACCGGAACGAACACTTACGAAATAACGGCTAAAGATACGTCTGGAGCAGCCGTCACGGCGAACAGCAGTGACAGCGGGAATGGCGGCTCTAGCGTAGTAGGCACATATCAAATCAACGTCGGCTTGGATTCGTACGTCAAGTCAAGCGGCTGGGGTGTTGGTACCTGGGGCGCGGGCGGTTTTGGCTCAGCGTCAGCAATCAGTGCTGTCAACCAACTTCGTCTCTGGACCCACGATAACTACGGCGAGAATTTAATCATCAATCCTCGTGGCGCAGGGATTTACCGGTGGGTCGAAAACAATGGAACGAGCGTAAGGGCAGTCGAGCTTGCCTCGGTTAGCGGAGCTAATTTGGTGCCCACGGTTGGCCTGCAAGTCATCACATCAGAGACTGACCGCCACTTGGTGGTGCTGGGTGCAGACCCGATCTCGGGGAGCGCCAGAACGGGTCTCGTCGATCCGATGCTGGTGGCTTTCTCGGACCAAGAAAACGAGTTGGATTTCGAGCCAACTGCAACTAACACTGCGGGGTCTTTGAGATTGTCATCCGGCTCTTTTATCGTCGGGGGCATCAAATCTCGCCAAGAGATCTTGATTTTCACAGATACCAGCTTATACAGCATGAACTTCATCGGGCCACCGCTCACTTTTGCGATCAATCTGATCAACGAGGGTTCCGGGCTGCTGTCGCCCAAGTGCGCGGTCAACGCGCCAAACGGCGTGTTCTACGCCAGCAAGACGGGCTTTTATTTTTACAACGGGTCGGTCAGGAGGCTACCTTGCACCGTGCAAGAGTATGTGTTTGAGGACTTGGATCTCGACCAAGCCTTCAAGTGTCACATGGGCATAAACTCTGAGTTTAGTGAAATATGGTTTTTTTATCCCAGCATTGAGGACGGCACCGGCGAGATCAGTCGTTATGTCATCTACAATTATGAGGAGAACCATTGGTCGGTTGGCAGCTTGACACGTTACGCCTGGCTTGACGCAGGCATTGAAGATCTACCTTATGCGACTGCCACGAGCAGCTCTCAGCAGTGTGTTTTTGAGCACGAGAACGGTTATGACGACTACGAAGATGCGATGACCGGAGTGTTCATTCAAAGTGCCGATCTGGACATTTCATCTGGCGACTCATTCTCTTTCGTCAAGCAGATCATCCCAGACATGAAATTCGTGACGGAAACGGGCGTTTCCGTCGATCCCGCAATGAATGTTGTTCTGAAAAGTCGTGACTACCCGGGGCAGAGCTTGACGACTGACTCGACCACTCAGGTCACGCCGACAACCACCTTTAGCAGCGTGCGGACGAGGGCCAGACAAGTCGTCTTTCGCTTCGAAAGCGACGATGACAACGCCGCTGGGAGCCAAAAAGGATATAAATGGAGGCTCGGTTCTACGCGAATTGACATTCAGCCCAGCGGCAGGCGTGCATGAGCAGGCTGCTCGAAACTCGACTGCCATTTTCTGAAGGCGATGTTGTCACGTCTGAAACCTTCAATCGGCTCGTGCGCGTTCTCGAATTGAACTTAGGGTCGATAGATTACAGCATTTCCCCCCACTTCAACTCGACTGAAATCAGTGAGCTGCAATTTGCAACTGGCAGTATAATCTTCAATACTACCAATCAAATTCATCAAGCATTTGATGGCACGAGTTTCAGGGATCTTTATAGCCATCAAACTTACCCAACGGGGCTGGCGATTACCGCTGGCGTTGGGTCTGTAACCGTGAGTACACCGTAATGGATAGCATGCTTCAAAGTCGAATTCAGAACCTCATTGGCAGTGATTTGGTCGCCGAGCCGTTCGCTGAAGGCGGTGAGGTCGATGCTCCAGAAGAAATGATGGTGACCGAGATGGAAGCTTTGCCCGACGCTTCAGGCATGGCGATGCAGCAGCAATCAAACGAAGATCTTGACAACCTAATTTCCTCCCTGATGGCAGAAAGCCTGATGCAAGAAAGTCGGGTGACTGAAGACATGTCAGAAAGGTCCATGTTCGAGGATGCTGCCGACAATTTGATTGTTGGGCAAAATGCGCCGCTGCTTGAACAAGCTCAAATGCTCGCTTCTCACGGACGCGGCGGTGACACTCAGCTCGCTCACCTGAGAGTCGGTGAGGTTGTTCTGCCACCCGAGAGCATGGAAGACCCTCAGTTTGAAAGCGCGGTTGAACGTAAGTTTGAGGAACTGGATCTCGATCCGCGAAAGTACATCGTCGGTGCCGGCATTGCTAGTTTGAATCCGACAACTGGCCTGGAAGAATTTGGGTGGTTTAAGAAAACCTTCAAAAGCATTGCCAAGGTCAGCAAAAAAGCCGCGCCTTACGTCGCAGGCATTGCAGCTTTGGGGGCTGCAACCGGGCCAAAGTCAGGCGGATCTGGCGGATTTAAGCTTACTGACCTGTTCCGTGGCGGCGGCGCAGACCAGAGCGGTCGATTCGGGTATCTTGGCGATCTTGTCACCGGAGGCGGTTTCGACAAGACGGGCAGGGGCGGAATTTTAGGTGATATTTTTACCGGGGGTGGTGTCGATAAGACTGGCAGGGGCGGACTCCTCGGCGATGTTTTTCAGGGAACCGGACGAGACAGAGTCGGTCGGTTCGGCCTCATCGGCGACTTTGCTGGCAGCATTGGTGATGCGCTTGGCCTTACGGATTATGCGTCTCAAGCGGCTCAGGCGGCTGCTGTACAGAAAGCCGCAGATGTTCAGGCAACTTTAGACGCTTACACCCAAGCAGATCCCAACCTGACATCTGTTCGTGAAGCAAAAATTTTGAGCATGCAAGCTAACGGCTTCACGCCCGAGCAAATCGTTCAGAGCCTAGTTGCCTCTGGCGACATTGACCCATCTCAAGTGGTTGGCGCTGCCAATACCATGCCGCCAACCTCCACCCCACTACAGCCGGGTAGCACTCCCACAAGCGGCACTCCCACAAGCGGCGCTCCCACAAGCGGCGCTCCCACAAGCGGCGGGGGCGGCCTAAATTTAGGAACGGTGGGCGGCCTTGGTATCGCGGGGTTACTAGCCAAACTTGCTTATGACGAAGCGAAAGACCGCAAAGGCGTTCCCCTGACACCTTTGACTCAAGAAGGTGCGACTGGCCGGTACAACATCGAGGCAGAAATTGCTCGACGGATGGGCAAACCGGCTCCCAACCCCGTTGAGTTTGGGCTGCTTCCTGCCGGTACTATGCCGCCGTTGAGCGGCGGTCGGCCCAACCCAAATAGTAGAACTGGCACAACCCCGATGGCGTACGCGAAAGGCGGGAACGTGGCTGTCGAAGATTTCGAAAGGATGAACGGCGGCATCAACGGAGAAGGCACTGAAACGAGCGATGATGTGCCTGCCATGCTGTCAGACGGTGAATTCGTGATGACCGGCCAAGCCGTTCGAGGCGCTGGCGCATTTGATTTAGATAAAGGTGATGGAGGCATCATCACCCTGACGCCCTCCGGCAGCGAGAGCCGCGAGGATGGCACAAAACTGATGTATGAGATGATGGATTTGTTCGCTGAATTTGCCGACAAACCAAAGTCAAAGAGGGCTACCGCATGAGTATTTTGACACCTGGGCAGCTTCGAAGAGTTAGGCGTTTTGAAGAGGGCGGTGCGGCAGATAACGACGAAGAATATCAGCCGCCTACTTACGAGCAGCCGTATGTCGGTGAGATTCGCAAAACCGAGCAACGGATGGACCCGATCACCCAACAGCTTCTATTTGGCTTGGACGGGCAGGGCGGATTTATCCCCGGCGCTTTTCGCGCAGCGGAGAGAACATTCTTTGATGAAGAAGGTCGCCCGATTGTCATCCCTCAAGAGATTGCGGGACTCAGCCCGGACCAGATTCGGGCAATGGAAATGGCACGAGCCAATATCGGAATTCAGCAGCCTTTCATTGATGAGGCGATGCGCCGAGGGCAGTTGGGAATTGGCTCTATACAAAGAGGCTTAGACGACCAAGCTCTTGCGTCTCAACGCGCACTGGAGGCCATCCGCGAAGGTTCTCGATTCGCCCTTGACCAAAGGGATCGTGCCCTTTTGGATTCGCTGCGAGGTGTTGGAGAGGGGCGCGGCAGAGCTATTGCCGCAGAAGAGCGTTTACGTGGGGATCTGGGCGATTTAAGCCGCCAGGGCATTCGAGACACGCAAAGATTTGGCATGGACCTGGCTGGAGCCACACAACAGGGCAGAAGGGCATACGACGAGTTCGGGCGAGACATCACTGACACGGTTGGCATGAGCATGCAGGAAGCTGCGCGACTTCGCAGCGGTTTGGCCGAGTCAGAAGATTTGCTCCGAGGCACCACTGGTGACTTTGACATCGCCGCGGCAACGGCTCGCTACCAAGACCCTTTCGAGGACCAAGTCGTCCAGCAAATGATCGAAGACGCAACTGAAGGGCTTGCCCAGCAAGACGTGGCTCAGCGTGCCAGAGACATTCAGACCGGCGGCGAGTCAGCGTTTGGCTCAAGAGCGCGTCTGACAGCTCAAGAGCGAGCAGAAGCGATGGGTAGGGGGTTAGGCAAGGCGGTAGGCGCGTTACGCTCCCAGGGCTTCCAGCAAGCGCAACAGAGGGCTATCAGCGAGGACGAAAGGCGTCGGCAAGCAGCGCGCACCGCATCAGGCGGTTTGGCGTCGCTGCTTGGCCAATCTTATGGTGCTGGTCGAGACGTTACGGGACAGCTTGGTCAGGCTGCGGGATCTAAGCTTGCAGCCGGTTCACAATTCAGTGATTTGCTGCGGCAAACTGCTCAGTCTCGACTTGGCGCAGGGCAACAACTCCGAGGAAGGCTTGGAGACTACGCTAGTCAGCGTTTTGCCGCCGGCACCGGTTTAGGCCAAGCACTATCTGGGTACGGAGAGCGAAGTGCGGCTGCGAGACAAGCCGCAGGCCAAACTGGCATGGGCGTGGCTGGCGCTCTAGCAGGTCAATACGGACAGATCGGGTCGGAAAGGGCGGCTGGTGGCCAGGCTCTCGGAGCCGCGCAGACGGGCTATGGTAGCTTCCTGAGCGGCCTGGGACGGCAGGCGCAAGATGCCGGTGCCCGAGACGTGGCAAGCTTGCAAGGCATTGGCAGCATGGCTCAGCAGCAAAGGCAACGAGAGCTTGATGCTCAACGCGCTGCATTGCTCCAAGCTCAGCAAGCGCCGTTGGCCCAGTACCAGGCGCTGATGCCATTTGTTTCGATGGCTCCGACCGGAGTGACGCAGTTCGACACTACGTTCACGCCGCGCCCAGACCCGCTCCAGGCCGGGCTAGGCGTAGGACTGTCA